ATCATCCGTTACATTTGTTTGCGGTGTTGAATAGGTATTATCACCTACACCCCAAGGATAGATGTTTGTAGTATTTCCATTCAAATCTTCGATAAAGGCGTCTAAAAATCTGATCCACCCCGTTGGTCCATTTAATGGCTGAACCGAAAGAATTTGATTCGCTATCAATTTTGGAAAGAGACGTCTTACTAATGGTATAACAATCTTTGGCAAATAAACCATATTCTGCATTGAAGTATCGGCTAAAAGTGCATTTCTCGTATTAGCAAGAACAGTTTTCAAGTTTCTTTGTACTTCCTTATTAGTTATTCCACTTAAAAGCTGGCTTTCAACTCTTGGCCAAACCTTTTCAGATAAAAGAACAGTGTAGTCTTTTCTATTCATGATTGAATTACACTCCTTACATGTAATATAATTTAATTATTATTTTTAATTATTAGTTATTATTAATACCTGCTATTCGCAGAATTTCAGCACTCATTTCATCTATTCCATCATATCGCCTATTAGAGAGTAATGATGTATTAGACACCTTTCCTTCTTTATTCAATACATTTCTAGGTTTAGAAGTAATACTCTCTATGCTTTTACCTTTATTAAATTTACTTTTGCGTACATTTGACAATATAGCATTTTGTACTTTAGTTATAGTATTAACGGCTGCTATTATTGCTTTTGGGTCATCAGTGTTCATAATTGAAGAGATAATAGTCTTATACTTTTTAATGACCTTTTTAGCTGTAGCTGGTGATATTTCTTTATTTTCTACTTTTTCATTTAAGTCCTTAAATACAGAACCTAAGACAGTATGAGCTTTCTTTAAACTATTCTCCATCTTTTTAGCTTGAAGATATTTAACGCTCAACTTTTGAAGATCAGCTTTCTTACTAGCAATAATTGAATCTTTTTCTTTTACAGTTTCAATTAATTCTTTGACAGTATTTCTAGTCAAGTTGTTTTTAACCATTTCAAGTGCTAATTCTTTAGCTAATAAGCCATGTTCAAAAAATTCTTCTATTTTATTCTTATATCTTCGTCTCAGTGATGCTAATGGAGCATGATAGCTTTCAGTTAATTCTTCATCTTCTTCTTCATTTTCTAATTCTTCAGACTCATCTTCATCCATATCAACTTCCGTATCTTCATCAGAAATTTCTTCATCATTCTCTTCATTTACTGAATCTTCTAGAACTAGCTCGTTAAAGAAGTCTTCAATAAGACCTAAAATATTTGGAAGTTCAATTGAATCCAATACTTCAACCTTTTCTTTACCATCTTTAGTTATCTTAACGTTAAACTTTTTACCATCCTCAGTTTTTTCAATACTTATATCTAAACCTAAAAAATTGTAGTCAGAATTTTCATCAACTGCGTCTTCAACTTCCTTTTCTATCTTATCTTGTACATCTTCTTTTTCTTCAATATCTTCTACATCTTTATCATCAATAATATCATTAAGCTTTTCTTTCTTTTCATCTTCATCAGAATATATTATTTCATCATCATCATATTTCTTACTGTCATCCATAATTTTAGCAAAGGCTTCATCCACCGCCTTTTGCACAAGATCTTTATCTATATTCATATTACTTCCCACCTTTTAAAAATTTAGTCCTCTTCTATATCATTGAGTACATCCATTATTGACTTTAAATCTTCTTTTAATGTATTAATATTATCAAGTATTTCATTTATTCTTTTATCTATACTTTCTATCTTATTATTAAAATCACTTATTAACATATCTTTACTTGCAATTACAGATGCATATTTCATTTCAGCTTTATTAAATTCTCTCTCAATATCTTGCTTATCAACTAAACTTAAGGATTTTTTAAAAAATTCATTTAAATCCATAGTATACACTCCCTATCAATATCTAAATTAAATTTATTTTTTACTATTTTTGTAGATTTGTTTCACAACTTTCATTACAGCCTCAGCAATTAATGCTTTAAATTCATCTTCAGTTATAGTTATTTTTTTATCTTTATAATCATGATCTAATTTATAAACTGAAGCCATTATAGATTTTACATATGCATCGGAATAAGCAGGATTATGAACAGCATCATAAGTAATAAGAGTAAATTCAGTAATTTTATTTATAGTATCTGTTCCATAACTAATATCTTGATCAGTAATAGCTCTTATAGAAACTCCAGTTTTTATTCTATCTTTAAGTAATGAAGCAAGAATCATACCATTTGGAGTATCTAATGTTTCGAATTTTCCAACAACATAATTACCATCCATATCTAGGCTAGTAATAAGATGCGATACATTTTTAAGTGATACAGTAGCAATTCTATTAACATCTTTTATATTATCTGGATGATCTAATTCGCCCAAAAAATGTCTATTTCTTATATTTTCTTTTGCTTCTTCAACAGCCGCGGCTAATACTTTCCTAGGAAAACTATGACCATTAGCATTAGGATCATCACATTTTTGAAATACAGCTTCAGCTATTACTTTATTAGATCCTACAGATCCAGAACCTTCTACTATTTTATATTCTAGTAATGGGTTAACCATTGATCGTATAAGATATTTATCTTTATACACTTTAATCACCTTTAACGTCTAATGGTACTATTTTTAGACACTTTTTCGGCTTTAAGTGGATATAATCCATTCAAAGGCAATTCACCGTCTGGTTTTTTATCAGGTTTTTCTCTACCAACATCTCCAACACCTTCATCTTCAGGGATCATCTTATTAACAGGAGTATCGGGTTCTAGTTCAGGATCTTTTTTCTCTCCCTTTTCTAATGATTCACCAGAGGGACTTAATATTGAACTTTCTAAACTTTTATCTTCTTCTTCAATTTCTTTATCTTCATCTAATTCTTCATCATTTGATTCTTCATCTAATTCTTTATCTAAATTTTCACTATTTAGTTCTTTATCTTCTAATTCATTATCAA